TTCAAAAAGTCCTAACAAGAAAACTAAATTACAACATAACAAGAAATACAACAGACAAGGCAGAACATGACATACAGTGGACTATTTGAAAACACAGAAACGAAACCCCGCAAAAAACGGGCTAAAAATTTTAAGCGTCCTAAGACATTGGGAGTACTCTGGCATGTGTACCACACAGTGCTAGCCGTAGAATTAGGATTAATATTAATTATAGAATTTATAGAATTGATGAGGGGAATATGAGTTTATTAAAAGGAAGAACACACTACAAACCATTTGATTATCCATGGGCTTTTGAAGCTTATGATATACAACAAAAAATGCACTGGTTACCTAGTGAAGTTCCTTTAGCGGAAGATGTTAGAGACTGGAATGAAAGATTAAGTACTAAAGAAAAAAACCTTATCTCCCAAATATTAAAATTTTTTACTCAAGGGGATGTGGATATAGCACAAGCTTATCTTGATAACTATATTCCAAAGTTTAAAGCACCTGAAGTTAGGATGATGTTGTCTGCAATTGCAACTAGTGAAGCAAACCACGTCCATTCTTATTCATTACTTAATGATACCATAGGCTTACACGATAGTGAGTACCAAGCTTTTCAAGAATACAAAGCAATGTCTAATAAACATACCTATTTATTTAAAGATAAAGGTACAGGTATCGAAGGGATGGCCCGTGAGTTAGCTGTCTTTTCTGCATTTGGTGAGGGCCTACAGTTGTTTGCTTCTTTTATAATGCTGCTTAACTTTCAACGCTTCGGCAAAATGAAAGGCATGTGCCAAATAGTTACCTGGTCTATTCGAGACGAAAGTCACCACGTAGAGAACATGATAAAACTATTTCATACATTAATTGATGAAAATAAAAATGTTTGGAATGATGATTTTAAAGGCACTCTTTACCAAACTTGTAGAGACATGGTTGAACTTGAAGATAAATTTATAGATTTAGCTTTTAACTTAGGAGAAGTTCAGGGCCTTAAAGCTGATGATGTTAAATTATATATTAGGCATATTGCTGACAGAAGACTGTTACAACTAGGCTTAAAACCTAATTATAATCAAAAAACAAACCCCTTACCTTGGCTAGATTGGGTGTTAAATGGCGTAGAACATACTAATTTCTTTGAAAACAGAGCAACAGAGTATGGAAAAGGAAACTTAACAGGGGACTTATGGTCATAATTAGACCCCGTATTAGAAGGAAAACACTATGGACGACTTAAAAGATATTCAATTACCTTATACTGTGGAAGAGCTTATTAAAGTTTTAGATAAGATTTATCCAGAAAAAGCACCTGAGTTAAAAGACAATGAGAAAACTGTCTGGTTTAAAGCAGGGCAAAGAAGTGTGGTTAATTGGCTTACAGATTTAAAACAAAGAAGTGAAAACAATTTATTAGGAGAAGATTAATTATGTGTATGGGAAAAGCTATGCAAGCCCCTCAACAAATGGTGAGGAAAGACCCTACGATAGATTTTAATAATGGAAACATTTTAGACCCTAAAGCTTCTCCAGTAGAAATTGACAAGACACCTGTGATTGCAACAAAAAAAGTAAAAAACACAATATCAAGTCAATCATCTGGTTTAAATATAACAACAGACTATTAACAAAAGGAAACAACTATGTGTATGGGAAAACCGCCTGAAGTACAACAGCAAGAAACAATTACCCCAGTTAGAAATGCAATGTCATCAGGTGATGAACTTGCGCCTACTATTGAATTGGCTTCTGAAGATTCTTTAGAGATTGCTAAGAAAAAGAAATCTAAAAAGGGTACTGCTGCAATGCAAACAGATTTAAATATCGCAAATACTAGTACTAGCGTAACACCATAATAAATGTCTAAAAACGACATTGGTATGAACGTTCAAGATACAGCGGAAAGCCGATACGAATCTTTAAGCGAAACTAAAAATCATTACCTCGATAGAGCTCGTGAGTGTAGTGAGTTAACTATCCCAACATTAATTCCTGAAAATTATCAAACACATTCAAGTAACTTTTATAGTCCCTTCCAATCAGTAGGTAGTAGAGGCGTTAACAATCTTGCCTCAAAACTACTCCTTTTATTACTCCCACCAAACCAACCTTTCTTTAGACTAGCGATACAAGGCAAAGCTAAAGAACAAATAGACCAACAACCAGAATTAAAAACTTCAGTAGAAAAAGCTTTATCTCAAATTGAACGTGAAGTGATGGGTAAAATTGAAACACTAGCATTACGTGTTCCGACATTTGAATTAATTAAACATCTTATTGTAGGCGGAAATGCTTTAGCTCATATACCTAAAAAAGGTAACATGAGAGTTTATGGTTTAAATCAATATGTATGTAAAAGAGACGGTGAAGGTAATTTATTAGAAATAGTTATTAAAGAAAGTGTTTCTATTTTAGCTTTAGACAATGAAGTTAGAGAACAAGTTCTATCAATGATGTCTAAAGAAAAAATAAATTCAGAAACTAACGTTGATTTATACACACATGTTTATAGGCTTGACGATGGTAAATTTTATGTATGCCAAGAAACAAAAGGAATTAAAATCCCTTCATCTATTGGTACATACAATTCAGATAAATTACCTTGGTTAGCTTTAAGAATGGTTAGAGTGGACGGTGAGGATTATGGACGTAGTTACGTTGAAGAGTACATTGGAGATTTAAAATCTCTTGAAGGATTATCACAATCTTTAGTCGAGTCTTCTGCTGCCAGTGCAAAAATGATTTTCATGGTAAGACCAAACTCAACTACTAAGAAAAGAGATATAGCTACAGCACGTAATGGTGACATTATATCTGGAAGTGGGGATGATGTATCAGTGTTACAGGCAAACAAATTTTATGATTTACAAACTGTAGAGAAAGCTATCTCAAGATTAGAAGAAAGATTAGCTTATGCATTTTTATTAAATACAGCCATACAAAGACAGGCTGAACGTGTAACTGCTCAAGAGATTAGATACATGGCAAACGAATTAGAAACTGCAATGGGTGGTATATATTCTTTATTATCTCAAGAATTACAATTACCTCTAGTGCAATTACTAATGGATAGGATGGGAAGTCAAAATGAAATTCCTAAACTACCTAAAGGCTCAGTAAGACCTACAATCATTACAGGTGTAGAAGCACTTGGACGTGGTAATGACTTACAAAAATTAAGAGAGTTTGTAGCAGAGATAGGTCAGCTTGCACAAATCAATCCTCAAATAGTTCAACTAATAAATCCACAAGATTTAATTACTAGACTAGCTACAGGACTTGGCATTGACACTGAGGGATTATTAAAATCTCAAGAACAATTACAAGCTGAACAAGAAGCTGCAATACAACAACAACAAATGCAACAAATGCAGGATACCGCTCAAGATGTGGCTCCTAAAGTTGCAGACAACATGACAAAACCGCAAGGATAAAACAATGGCAGAACTAGAAAGGGTTACTATACAACCCACAGAAATAGAAGAACCTAAACCAACCTTAAAAACAGACGCTCCAGGTCAAACTGAGAGACCTGAATGGTTGCCTGAAAAATTTCAATCCGCTCAAGACTTAGCGAAAGCTTATGGTGAATTGGAAAGTAAACTAGGAGAGCCAGATAATGGCAAGACTAATGAAACTAAGCCTACTACAGATAAAATAGAAAAAGATGATTTATCTATTAACAAAGATGCAGAAAAAGCTGTTAAAGACGCAGGGCTTAATTTAAATACGTTACAAGAAGAGTATAATGAAGGTGGAGAATTAAACGAAAAATCTTATGCGGCTTTAGAAAAAGCAGGCATACCTAAAGATTACGTTGACGCTTTTATTAAAGGCCAAGAAGCAATCGCAACACAAACTTCTAATGCTTTAAAACAAGAAGTAGGTGGTGCAGAGCCTTATAATAATATGATGTCTTGGGCTGCAGATAATTTAAACGAAGCAGAAATAAATTCTTTTAACAAAACTGTTAATGGAAAAGATATGGAAGCTACACGTTTGGCAATCCAAGGTCTTAATGCACGTTTCAAGAATAATGTAGGAGACGACCCTTCATTACAATCTGCAAATAAATCTAACTCAGCCAACGCAATGGGATACAGGTCTTGGGCCGAAGTCACTGCTGCAATGAATGATGATAGATATTCAAAAGACGAAGCCTATAGAGGGGACGTTCAAGCGAAACTAAAAAACAGCAGATTATAAAATAGTTGTGCAACCTAACTAGGTGGCAACTGCTAACACAATCAAGTCAACAAAAGAGACCTTCCCGAGGGGAGACAATCTTGATTATGAAAACTGAATGTGAAGGCTTTCTTAAACAATAACACTTAAACAAAGGAAACAATAATATGACAGCAACACCTGTTTCCATTGGAAAAGTTAATGCTTCTGGTTCAGAAGACGCATTGTTCCTGAAAGTTTTTTCTGGTGAAGTACTTACTTCATTCGAAAGAGCATCAGTAACAGCGGGCCAAGAACAAGTTAGAAGCATTGCAAGCGGTAAGTCAAGTACCTTCCCCGTGATGGGCAGAATTTCTGCAGAATATCACGTGCCAGGTGCCGAAATTACTGGTTCCGATGTAAACCACAACGAAAAAGTAATAA